GATATCGGTCTTGATTTGCGGCTCGGTCGACGCGTCAAAATAGGGGGCGCCGATGTCATCGAGCGCCGCCTGGGTTCGAATGATCGTGTAGGGATCGAGGACGTCGCCGGCAACGAGGTTGGCGCGCGACCCGCGCAGGTTCGGGTAATTGACTTGCGTGGCCCCCATCAACACCAAAAAGTCGTTGCGCTCGAGGCATTCGCCGACCTGATAGCCGAGCATCCGCTTGGCTTGCTGGAAGGGGTCGTGAAAGATCGTCAGTTCGGCCACATCGGTGATGACGACCAAGCCGGCCCACTGTTGTGCAGTGCCGATCACTTGTTGGATCGTCAACTGCTGCGAGGGCGGTGGAACGCCCTCTGCGATCGGACCGTATGGCAGCGGCAAGCGCTGGTAGCGGGTCGCTGACCAGGTATTACCCCGGCCCCGCGGGATGCGCTTTCGTTCGCCAAATTGGTGGATCACCAGCCGGCGCTGCGCGATTGGCAGCACTTCCTCGGCTAGATAAGCAAGGACGTCACCTTGTAACGAACCAGCAGTGGTTTGCGCCATTTATGGCTCCCGATGCGGGAGCCGCGGCGCGGCCCCCTTAAATAAGGACGCCCCGCAAGTGCTCGTAGCCGCGCCGCGCCGCGGCGGTGCGAGAGGGTGCCGCGACATTGCCGCGGCCGCCCGGCGGGCGAGCTCCGTTAGCTGCCTGCACGGCAGCGGCCTGGTTGGTCTGGCGGGTCCGAGCGGATTTGAGATTGCGGCGGGTTGCCTCACCAACCGCCTTGTCGAGCAGATCGATTCGGGAAACTCCGGGATATTGACGGTGGAGCTGCTCGACCTGATCGGCAAAGCGCTGCAGGCGAGGATTGTCAGCCAGCTCGCGGTCATAGGACTGCCGATCAGCGGCGTCCCATACCTGAACTTGCGTAAGCTGGATGGCTTGCTGCACCTCGCGACGGGTGCGTTCGGAGTAAAATTGACTGACGCGAGCGGCGGCCTCATGCGGCGCCAGCATCGCGACTTGCTCGAACATCGCTTGTTCTTCGCGGCGCTGCTGCTCGGCAAGCTGCTCAGGGGTAGGGCCGCGTGGCTGCTGCTGCTGCCGCTCGAGCGCATCAAGGCGCTGCCGCAGATCGCGGTTTTCGCGAGTGATATTGTCCCACCGGGAGGTACCACTCGTCGGCCTTACATGCCGCGTCGGCCCGGTTTCAGCGGGCCTTTCTTCTTCAGCTTCGCTAGCGGTGTCGGGAGCTTCCCGCTGCGATCCGCGATCGCCGTCATCGGCGCTGTCTTCCGGCGCCCCGGCATCGGGCTCGTCGTCTCTAATGAAATCCTCTTCGGCCTGCGTGCCATCGTCGAGCGGCTCCGGCACCGATCCTGACGGATCGGAATTGCGATCTTCAGACACCTCTTCCACTCCAACGGGGACTGCCGTCTGCCCCAACCGATGCCCACTACCGTCAGGGGCGACCGAGGGGGAAATTCTATCCGCTCAACATTTTACGATTGTCAAGAAATTTTCTCCTTAACAGCCCGAGATGCGCCGTACATATCTGCGCATATGGACGTATCTGGCGTTACCCCAATTCAGCTAAGAATACCCGATGCTCTCATGCTACGTATCGACAAATTGCGACTATCCCTCATGGTGCCACCCAATCGGTCGGAATTGATCCGTCACCTTCTGCTGGTCGGCTTGGAAGTGGTGGAAAAGGACCAAAAGAAATGACCGATATCCTGGAATTCCGGATCAATCGCATGAGCGAAGAAGATTACAAGCGCGAGCGCGAGCGCATTCGTTCGACTTATGGCGACAGCGGGATCGAAGCTGCCGCTAAACGCGACCAAGCGCTCGCCGCCCTGATGCATCGCAGCGGCTGGACCCAGGAACAGTTGGCGCAGGAGGAAGGTCTGTCACGGCCACGAGTGACACAAAGACTGACGTTTGGCCGGTTTCTTGATTTTGTTACCAGTGGTAACAATTCCCAAAACCTGCCCAAAAACCTCACGGAGAGGCGTTTCCGAGGTTATTGGGAGCAGACCGAAAAGGATCTCGACGAGCGCTTCCGCTTCCGCGAAGTCGGCCGCCTAATCAAAGATGAACTAACCGCAATCAAGGATCGTGGCGAGCCGCTGACCAAACCAATTATCGAGGGATTTGCCGACGGCGAATGGCATGCCATCGCGACCATCGCGCGCAACCTCGAAGTCGAGCCGATCCGCGTCGAAAACGTCATCGGCCGAATGCGATCATCCAACAAACAGCCCAACCCAGAATTCAGAAAGACAGGCGCCGCGCGGCAAGTCCGCATGTTCCGGCCCGAAAAGATGATCAGCTCGCATGAGCTGGCAACAAAACTTTGGCCCATCATCAAAAGCCTAGTGCAGGAAGGCAACAAGCATATGGCCACAATGTCACCAGACGCCGTGGCCCGAAATGCCCGCCAACTGCAACAGCTTCTCGATGAATGGACGAAGTAGCGGTGAGGTTGTCAGGCGACGGCCTCACCGTTTTCTCATCGCCTGGAGAGTGAATCATGTTTCACTTAGTCAAATCAGATACAGTGCCGCTGACAAAAGAACTCGCTGAACGGTTCCGCAACATGGAACCATCGCCGACCGAGCGCGAAATCGACGGCGGTCGCATCAGACATCTGCGGCAAAAGGCCGATGCCGGTCTCCTGGTGCCATTCGATTGGGCTTCGGCCACGCTAAACGGCACCGAATATCGAATGAATGCCCAGCACAGCAGCGCGATGCTGGGACAATTTGACGGTAATTTCCCGGCTGGACTGACGGCTCATGTCGATCAATACAGCGTCGATTCGATAGAGGATCTGGCATTATTGTTTCGCCAGTTCGACGACCGCAAATCCTCACGCAGCACAGCCGATGTCTCGGGCGCTTATCAAGGCCTGATCCCTGAGCTACGGGACGTGCCGCGCAAAACCGGCAAAGCAGCAATCGAAGGAGTTGCTTGGTATTTGCGGATGATCGAAGGGGTAAAGACCCCGGCCGGCGACGAAGTATATCGCTTGTTCAACGACGTCGTACATCACGACTTCATCCGATTTCTTGGTGAAACACTGAGCACCAAAACGCCGGAGTTGTTCAGAGCTCCTGTCGTCGCCGCAATTTATGGCTCGCACGTTGCCAGCACCACCGGCGCCCGAGACTTCTGGTTTCAGGTCGCGCGCGGCGGTATCGAATACGAAGAGGGCGCACCGTCTACCGCGCTCGACACATTTCTGCGCGCGGCCCACGAGAAGAGCGATGAACGGCTGAAAAATCTCAAGCCGGCCAACTACTTCCAAGGCTGCATCTACGCCTGGAACGCCTATCGCGATGGGCGGACGATCAAGGACATCCGGTGCGATACGAAAAAGGGATGGAATTCGATCCACGAATAATGTTTCATGCCAGCCAGCGAGGCCCTTCGGGGCCTCGTTTCGTTTAAAATGGCTGGCTCAGGCCAGGTCCACGATAAACCACTTACCCCCGTCGTTGGCATATTTGCCAGCCGTGCGTCCCCGATCGAGCGCAAAGCGGATCGCGCTTTGCGACACGCGCCGCTCATCTTTGCTCGCCGCCATTTGCTCAATCTCGAGCGAGGAGGCCCCTTGCGGAGCGGTTTCGGTCAGCACGCGCATGACCAGCGCGTCAGGGGCGCCGCGCGGCGCCCGCGTCTTGGAAGCACCGTTCGATGAGGCAGGCTTCATCGCTATCGGCACTGCGATTTTAGCGGCCTCTACAAGACGACTGATCGCGTCGGTCTCGCCGCGCCGATAAGATTCCTCGAGTGCGGCGGTAAGGGCACTATGCAACCGCTCAATAGCATCGCTCATGGCCAGCTCCTCGTTAAATCCGGGAGCGCTATATAGCGCCGCTATCGCACAACACCAAGGCTAAATATCACATCCGTCTCGGCATCGGAATGACACCACCGGCGCGCGGCATCTGATCGGGATGGAGCGCCCCCGGCGGACCCCGCATTAGCCGCGGCTGCTGCGGCTGAGCCCCCGGCTGTGAGCCGGTGGGTCCGCGCGCGCCACGCGGTTGCCGCCGCGGCTGAGCGCCAGGCTGCTGCAGCTGCGCCCCGGCTTGCGCCTGCATCTGCGCCATCGCCTTCATCTTCATCGCGATCTGATGCAGTTGTTGATGGCGGAATGTCACCATGTGCGCCGGGGTGCCGGGCGGTAGCGTTTGCAGCAGCTGCTGGTGCGCCTGCATGTGCTGCGGATCGTTGTCGAACGGCGACACCTCGGCTTCAAGCCCCATCGCCAGCATCTGATTTTCGAGCTGCGGGTCGACCGAGACCTGGTCGCTGATGTCCTCAAAAATCTTTGGTGCCAGCCGCGGCGAGAACGCCGCCTCGACGACATGGTGGATCAGCGGCACCAAATTCAAGCGCTTGCCGGCTTGCTGCACCGAGGGGTGCTGCGCCATCGGCGCGATGACATTGACCGCCGCGATCTGCTGCTGGATCTGCTGCGAGGCGCGCGAGGCTTGCACCCCCCACCACTCGTACGCCCAACGTTGCCCGAGCTGCATCGGCGGCACCTCGACCATCGCCGCCTTCAAGCCGAGTTCGCCAAACGCCCGCACGGTCTTCTCGCGATCGCGGAATTGCGCATCATACTCGGCAAACCGCGTTATCATTTCGTTGAGCAACCCGGTTTCGAGGTTGTGCACCTCGGTGTCGGTCATCAGCATCTCGGTACGCTGAGCCTGCGCCACCTCGGCTTGATTGAGCTTCCGGTTGGTCGGAAGCTGCGCCATCTCCATCGGCGTCACCCCCATCGCCATATTGATCATTCTTTCCGCGGCCAAAACCCCTTCGAAGGCCTTGGGCAGCAGGTCGGGGAATTGAATCGGCTCGATCGCACCCGGCGGCGCCGGCCACAGCGCCATCAGATCGATGATCAGCGCATCGGCATTTGGCACTTTGTCAGGGTCGTAACGAATCGGCGGCAGCATCGCCAAGGTCGCCTGGTCCAACCCCTGACAGAGCAAATCATTGGCGCCATATTGGAGCTCGGCAACGCCCGGTTTGATCTGCGACATTCCCTTGAAATTGCCCGGCAATTTGTCGATCGGCACGGAGATGACGTCGATCTTGTCGCACCAGTACGGGTTGAGCCGGCACGACAAAAAGCGGTTCTCCCCGGCAAAATACGCCAGGCACAAGCGCTCTCGTTTGTCCTTGCCGGTGCCGACTTCGAGCTTGGTCCACGTACGATAGATGAGGGCATACTCGCCTTTGCCCTTGATCCCGGCGACGTCGAGGTTGAGCTTTTCTTGATCTTCGGAGCGGTCCCGCCGCATCGCCCCGAGCAACTCCTCGCCGGATGAGGCGTCGATCTCGCCCTCGTCGACCAACCAATCGATCTTGGCCTTGTCCCAGCGCCGCAGCACAGTGACCGAACCGCCCGCCGCAAGCGCCTCATAAAGCTTGTCAGAGTTTGCCGGCAGCACCACAAGGTCGGCGTCGAGCACAACCTCGACGTCGGGTCCGGCATCCTCGATCTCGCTGGCCCGCAGCGAGAGCACCGGCTCGGCAACCTCGGCCGGCATGTCCATACCTAACAGGCGGATCGGCTGCGGAATGCGCTCAACCACCGCGCGCTTGCGCTCGCCCCAACTCACCAGCACCGTCATTTGCCCTTCGACGATGCCGGCAACCAACAGACCGGGGATCACCAGCGAGCGCAGATCGGCACGCTTGATGTAGTACTCCAAGAGCGAGACCTGCGCGTCGGGCGACAGGTCGTCATGGCTGACGACTTGAACGTGACGCCCGGAATCGGGAAATGTTTGGTTGAGCCAGCGCCGCCGCAACGCCTTGATCGCGTTGCGCACCAGCGGTGCGTAGACCTTAGCGTTGCCGGAATAAAACTGATTTGTGCTTCTTTCACAGTTCCAGATCTTCCAAAAGTCCTGCAAATCGTTTGACCGGTCCATCTGATCCATAAAGCCCTTTTCGACTTTACGATAGACATCGATCAATTGCTCTTGTATATAGGGTAATTTAACGAGTTCAGCACCGCGCTTGGGAAAGGCCATCTCAATTCAACCTCTTGCCAAAGCCCTGCCGGCCAAAATCGGACGGCCGGCCATCTTCGAAGGCCGAGGCGTAGCGCCGGTAACGGCGCCCATCCGAGGTGAAGGACCAGTGTGCGTTCTCATCGGCGATCCCGACCCCGGCCAGCGCCATGGTCGATTCTATGCCCTCCATTAAGATTCGATACACGCCGGGTGTGGGTTCAGGGTTTCCGGGCTTTCTGGCATAACCGCAACTGAGAGCGGCAAGGGTCCAGCGGGCGTCGACGGCGACTGAGAAGGCGGGAAGCTCGCGCGAAAAGTGAGCGAGCCCGCGTCGCAGAAAATCTCGACCGCGATCGGCGGCCCCACCTTGTCGAACCGCCGATGGAATGCGAGCAATTGCCTGTACAAGGCCGATATTGTGCCACTGGTCGAAGTGTGCAGGAGGGAGGCTGACATCAATTCGAGCGCCAGCCGCGAGACCTGCTTCCCGGACAATCTGAGCCGCACCCACCCCGGGGTCTCCTTCTCGGACCCAGTCTCGGATGATGACGGTTCGGCCATTGGCATGCCCCACTAAAGCCCCGGTCGTGTAGGCCCCATCGGCATTCAGTGCAAGATAGAGCGGCTCGCCGCGCGGCCAGAAGATGCGCTCGGCAACGTGCACCGAAGGCAGAAAGTCTTCATAGACCGGCAGCCCCGGACGCAGGATCAGCGCGTAGGCAAGCGCGTTGGGTCCATCGATTCGTCCTCGGGGAAAGCCTGCAAAAGCTCCGACAAGATCGGGCAATTCCCGTGCAAGCACGATCTCACCGCCACGCGCATGAGGTTCCAACCCTCGGATAAAGGTAAGTTTGTCCCGAGGCGACCGCAGTGGTTGCAATGGTAGAAATACAGCCCTTTTGGCCGCCTCATTTCGGATTGGCTCAAGCGCCCACTCTTCAAGCCCAACCTCCTCAAAACCAATCAACACCGGGTGGTAGCGCTCCTCGAGCTCGAACATAATCTCGAGGAGCTCGGAAGGTCGATAGAAACCCGTGCGGTCCTCCCACACGACAAGCTTATTTCCCACCCAGGAGAAGACAACGATGCCCGTAGCAGCAGAGGACGCGCGCACAGTTCGAGCAGGGTCGAACATACAATAAACGGGCTCATACGTTCGCACGCGCGGCTCGACCCGGAAGTACTCAGCCCGGAAATCTCTAGATTGATCGTCTGCGGCATTGCACATCATCTCCATTTCCCAGATCCCGGCCTCGCCATGCTTCTGGTATTCGAGCCGCTCGCGCTCGATCCACGCCATCGGGAAGCGCGCCGGCCACGAGGCCTGCTCGACGCCGTCAGCATCAAGGTAGGCGACCGGGAAATATTTGACCGGCCAGCCGGCCCGTACCAGCTGCATCGGGACGCAATCGGCGTGCATGATCGTCGCCAGCACCCGCATCCGCGCGCGCGGATGACAGGCCAGGCGCAACTCTCGCAGAAACCACCGCAGCATGCCGCGCCGGCCCTCAGGCGAGAGCACATTCTCGGCGTCTTCAAAGTCGTCGACGATGACCAGATCGGGCCGGCTCGTCACCTGCTTCAAGCCGCGGATGTCCTGGCCGCGGCCCAGCGCCAGGATCACCGCGCCATTGCGCAGCGTGATTTTCGTCTGGGTCTGCCCGAGCGGGTCGAGCGGGTCCGGCCATAAGGTCAGTAAGAGATCATTCAAGCGTAGCTCGGCTGCCACCGCACCGAGCCGCTCGGCCGCGCGGGTCTCTGACGGGCCGATGAAGACACAGCACCGGAACGCGCCCTCGAGCCCGGCGACCGCGACGTGCTCCTCGGCAAAGGTCGACTTCGCGCCGCCGCGGAACCCGAGGATGACCTGGCGCCCCTCGGGCGACCAGAAGCAATCGGAGAGCTCGCGGTGCCACAGCGCCGGCGCATCCTCGTGGCGGTGCCGGAAGACCTCCTCATGCGCCGCAAAGCGGTCCTCGCGCAGCCGCTCTTTCAGCCGGGCGATGCGCTGGGCCCCCGGCAGGTCAGCCATCAAACCGGCTCACTTCCCAACTTGCGAAGGGCTGCCGCGAGTGCTTCGCACGCTTGATTGTGCTCCTCATCAAGCGCCCACCTTGCACCGCCCCGCAGCACAATCAGGCTCTCAGCAATCCTCGCACAGCGTTCCCGCTCGTCGCTTCGGGCCGTGGCGATGATGACGTCTAGCTCATCCGGCGTCCTCGTCCTCATCATCATCCTCTCCCTCGAGCGGGAAGCCAGCCATCTCATCCCAGTCGACCGCGATCTCGTCATCGTCGTCCGGCGCGTCCGGATCGCCGTTGAGGCGGTCGTCCGGCATCAGTCGATAACCAGCTTCAAGGTCGCCGCGATAAACGACCCCATCATCAGCACTCCCGTCCCGTCCTCGGGGAACCACGCGCACTCAATCTGCGAGCCGTCCGCCGCAAGCGCCGTCACCGTCATCGCCGGGCCGCCCGAGGCCAGCCGCACGCAATCACCAACCTCGAAAACAATCGCCGCACGCCCTTCGCGCCCTTCGCTCACGCCAACCTCCTCTGGCAAACCGCCGTAGCCAGTACCGCGCCCAGTAGCGCCACTGCCGCCGCTCGCGCGACCGCCGAGGCGCGCGGCGCACCAACCGATGCCTCACTTATCCCCGCCTTCCACCGTTTTGCCCACAGCCGGCCGCTTGACGGCAAGGTTAACCCAGGCGTCACATAACGCAAAAGAGCCCGGGGAGGCCGGGCTCTTCGCAGTCCACTGGGGAATCGTGAACAAGGGTAGCTCTACGCATCCGGAACAGCGTCGGAGCGAACCGGACCCTGCCCCCAAAAATCGGGATCTGTCAAGTGGCGAGGGAACGCCTACCCAATGGCCGCTTCGCAAACGGCCAATTCCGACCACCCGAGCACCGCTGGCCGCTGGAGGCGTGGCGCCTGGCCTACGACCACGGCGCCTCGTACCGGCAAATCGCGCTCGACGCCGGCTGCCACTGGACCACCGTCGCCCGCTACCTCTCCAAAGACGCCAACCACCCGCCCGACCCCGGCCCCAACCGCTGGGACCTCGACACCCGCTGGGGCGAATCCCCGCGGGAGCGCGCCTTCCGAAGGTTTCCTGTTGTTGCCCATAAGCCCGGAGGATGGTGATGACGCTATTCGATAAAGGTTCTGGCCCCATAGCGGCGATGCTTAGCGAGATTGGGAAGCCGCGGCGGCGGATCGCCGCCCATCACAATCGGAAACTCGCCGCCGCCATCTCGCGACATCTCAACCGTCTTGGCGGGCCGCTTTCGCGGGAGGCGATCACGCTCCTCGTGGCGCCGTGGCACAATCTGCGCAGGCGCGCGCAGCCGAAACCGAAACGGCTTGATTGGCCAACCCTGGTCAAAGGCGATGATCGATTGCTGCGCCCGATACGGCGTCAGATAGATGTAACGCTCGTCGGTGGCGGCGTAGCTGAACCTGATCGTCGTCATGTCGACCAGCACATTGATCGCGTCTGGCAGCTTCGCCCGGATCGCCTCCGCGATCATGCAGTGGCTCGACGTTCGGTCGACCGAGTTCGCAATCTCGTCCGCCGTTATCTCGATCCTGATGTCAGTGGTGCGGGTCGTCATACCGATTGTCCTCTGTTCCGGAGATACAACCGCGCTCTACTCCCGCCAATGTTACGCTGTCAAGGGACACAAACCGAGGTTCGAATGAGCACTATCGGCGGGAAGAACAGCGGCAGGTGCGCAACCTCTAAGTAGCCAGGAGACAAACCCAGCCATGAAAAACGCCCGGAAGCCACGCTGGTTCAAATGGTACTGTGATGAGCTTATCGCCGGCACAATGATGCTATCCAACGAACAGTTAGGGTGCTTTGTCCGCATCATCGCGTTCAATCAATCCACAGGGTATGGTATCCAACTAAAACAGCTAGTTACACTGTGTCATTCCCGAGTAGACAGAGTGCATCTGATAACCCGCCAATTGTTATCCACAGGCAAAATAGTTGCTTTCCACAATAAGTGCTACAATGAAGACGAAATCTGTCAACGTTGCGACAAATGCCCCCAGCCTGCGCACTTCCTGGGGAGTTCCCGAGCACTTCGTGAGCACTTGTTACACACTAACGGTATGATAAACAAAAAAACCGCCAGCATCGCGCGCGCGCCAGAACTAGAACCAGAATCAGAGTCTTCTTCTTCCTTCACTAGCCCTATCGCAACGCTCGCACCGTTCGTGCGACCCGCGGGCTCGCTCGCTTCGCCGAGCGCTGGGTCCGCGCTCGCTCCCTCGCCCGCGCCTCCCCTTTCCTCTACCGACGTCTGGAAACAACAACTCGGACTCCTCAACCCAAACCCCAAACCCAAACCAAACTACGTCGAAGATGGTGTCCCTAACCCCAGGTATATGCGGCATTGACGTACTCAATCAAACCGGGTGGCAGCCAAACCTCCTCCACTTTCGCTCGCCGGAGCGCAAAATCCTCGGGGCCTCGCGCGAGGCCCGGAATTTCCCCGTACCGCGGCTCGCCTACAATCCGGGCGAGCGGGGCGAACATTTGTACACCAGCGCCACACTGTCCGCATTTCGTGTGTCGGGCTATCTCGACCAAGCGTCTTCACGCCGCAGAAACCCTGGCACAGGCCGCAGAACTGTCCGCATTTGACACGCTTTGCGGAATGTTGTCATCACTCGCACCCGGTTGCAAGTAGGTCGACAACAGTCGAACAAACTGATACGATCGCGTGTGTGCCTGGACATAAAGTAACGCGCGAACGCTATGCGGCAGCGGCCTCGAAGAGGCTAGTTGAGGTAATACCGCGTCTGACTAACGAGCAATTTCAGGCTCTCACACCAATGGAGAAGATCGAGGCGACGTTTGGCGCGAACATGCCAGCGATGTACGAGCTGGCGACATTACCATGGGCGGTTGCCGATTTACACGAGCGAACACTGAAGGTTCGACTTTACGAGGTCTATATCCGGGCGGGATTGAAGTTTGCCGATCTGCGGACGCGGGAGAACCTGGGGACGCGGCTGTTGGAGCAGCTGGAGGCGGCGCTTGACGGGCGCGGCGCTGAGGGAGGGGCTGCGATGGCCTCAGCGGGCGCAGGCAAGGCCGCTGAGCGGCCTAAACGGCGATCGGGGTAGTTTGGGACGCCGGCGGTCGGAGGGTGCTCCTGCGGGCTTCTATCGGCTCCGGCGGGCCACTTGGGCGGTTGAGCTTAGCCTTTGACGAGGCGCAGTTTGGGGCGCCCTCTGCGCCCTGGTTGCATTTGCCGGTGATAGAACTGGGCTCTGGTGGCGCGCAGTCCGTCGGGGCCGGCCAGCGCGAACAGGCTGCGCCACTCGGCGAGCTCGGCGGCGGTGATGCCGTGCTCGGCTTCGAGTTCGGCGAGGGTTGTGCGGCCCTGTGCGACGGCGAGGAGAGTGGCGGCCTTTTTGCTTTTGGTCCACCTGATCATGGCTGGGCGAGGACGAGCATGCGCAGCGCGGCCAGCACGAGGCCGGCCCACAGCATAGCGTCCAGCGCCAGGGCGGCGATGAGCGGGTAGTTGGTTAGGCTGGGCTCCGGGGCATGGCGGCGAGGATAGCACGGTCGGCGCGCGCGGGCAAACCTGCGGCACCACATTAACACTGCACTAACGAACGATTCGGGAACTTGCATCAGTTCTCATTAGGGGAACATGCATCATAGTGCATGAGGGACACTAGCGCTTGCACTATGCGTTAGTGGCATGCCATATTCCTGGTGTCAGCAAATAGGAGCGTCAAATGCACAAACTTAACGTTATACGGTTTCCCTCTGGCCATTACGGCTTTGTAGGTTCGGTACTGTTCGCGCTTGCGTACATTGCAGACAAAATCACGCCGCAAGAAGTGCGCGGCTGCATGACCCAGTCCATCGCGCGTAGCATTGCTGAGCGCCGCGGTGGTTGTCTGAAAACTCGAACCTTCAGTTCATCGGAACAAGCGGCCGCGTTTGCCGTCGATCGCGGATACGGCGTGATGTAATCGTGGCATTCGGAGAGCGCGGCCTAAGCGCCGCGCCATCCTCTCGTTTGCCCTCCGGGACAGCGGTTAGCTATGCTGGTATTTTTAGTGGGCGTTCTCATCGGGTTTATCGCGGCTTTTCCGTTATCCGCATGGATCGTCCATAAAAGGATGCTCAGCGATGATTATAATCGTACCCTAGGCAACGACCCATGACGCTCTGGATGCCCCCCGTGGGCCGCTTTTTTCTGTCCGTGGCCGCATTGTTAGCTATCATCTGCATCACGGCAGCAATCTGGCTAATATTTTTCCGTGAATATGATTATGACATTCTCGCCGCCGCGTGGCCCTGGGCGTGCGTGCTCTGGCTATCTGCCTATCTGTTCGGTAAATTTCTGATTACAATAAATCGTGCATGGTGGAGTTTAACGCCTGAAGAGCGCGCCAAATGGCGCTCAATGGATGACAGCGGATGGTAAAACCCAACCTCACCGGCCCTTTAGCAGCCGCTCCCAGGTGCGCCACGGCAGCACGACGAGCGGGGGCGGGGCATGCTGCCCGGGCTCGGCGTCGTAGCGCAGGAAGAGCGCATCGGCCTCTCCTAGCGCTTGCGTGACCCCTTTGGTGCCGCGCGGACCGTGCAGCGCTTTGACCTGGCAGCGCAGCACCGCTGCGCCAACTTTGACGTCGACATCCTCATGGTTGCCTTGGTAGCGCGTCGCGCCCGATAGCGGCACGCGCTGCGCCTCCAGGCCGATTGCTTGGTGCAACCGGACGACCTCTCGCTCTACTCTTGCGCCTTTGTTTCTGCTATGACTTCCCACTCTCCACACCATTCTTCGGCCGACACGATGGGCCATTGATCGACCACAAAGATCGGCGTTTCACGCCGATTTTCGCAAAAAAGAAAGCTGCGCGGCAGCGGCGCGCGGCGATGGCAGGCACCTTCGTTATCAAAGGCATCGACGAATTGATCGGGTTCGAAGAAACGGCAGGTAGCGCATTTGGGTGTCAATCGGGGCCTCCCCAGCCGCCCAGATAGGCGAGCAGCATGGCGAGCACGACGGCGCCGTAGAACGCCAGCGCGGCGAGCGCCATGATGGCCCAGAGATCGTGATTAGCCATCGGGCGGCTCGTCATCGTAAATGTCGGGACGTAGCGCGGCGCGGGAGATCCCCGACAACCTCTCAACCTGTCGGACCCACTCGACCGGGATGCGGCCACTATCAAGGTACCACATGGCGACGGCCTGGCGAGAGATACCGAGTTTTTTGGCGACGACAGAAGGGCCGCCGGCGGCTTTGACCGCTTCGAGGGTGATAGCGCAATCGCGGAAGTCGATTTCTCGCATGGTGTTAAGAGGTGGTTGACACGGGTTCTTGCCAAGGATAGCTTACCAGGTGTCGCTGAGGAAATCTCAAAGTGGAGGTTCGAAATGAATGGCAAGAGGCTAACCACGGTAGCGGCCGCACTAGCCGCCCTGATATTTGCGGCACAGCAGGCCAGCGCAGCGCTGGCTGAGGTTGGCGCCTCCATCAAAGCCGCAAACCATCATATGCAATTGACTTCCGATTGCGGTGGAGGTGACTCCAGCAGCGGTGACGGCAGCGACGCAAGCAGCAGTCCTTGTGGTGGTAGCGTCTATGGATGAGTTGCAAAAACTGACTCTAACCCGCATCACACCGGTGATCGATGCGTGGATTGAAGCAAACGCGCCCTCCAAAGATCAGGGTCATTTAAAGGCGCGCCTCTCTTATATTGAGGCGTTCGATCTCTCCTTTATTGTGCCGAAACTTATTGAGGAAGGTAAGGGCGTTTTCAATCAGACCAATACTGATTTGGGCATCCGCGAGTTGAAGCGCTTCCTATCCCTTATGCTTTTATGCGATGCGACTCATACCCCGTCGGCCCAACTTGATATTGCGTGGCATCAATTTATCATCTTTACAAAGCAATACCGACGGTTTTGCCAGGATAGTTTTGGAGGTTACCTCGATCATAACCCTCGCCTTCCTACCGACCCGCATAAGGACGGCAATTTCGAGCATACTCTAAATTGCTACCGCACCCACTATGGAGAGCCACCGGCTGAAATGTGGGAGCCCTTCCCCAAATTAGAGGTGCCCAACTTTGCCGATCTAATCGCACATTTGGTTGTTCTACGGGATGCATTAGATCAAATAATATCGATAGGAGAGTGGAGTGAGTGCGATCGAACACCAGATCCACCAAATCCTACGTAATCAAATCGCCATAATGCATGCGCTAGAAACGGTGGCGACGGTTCACGGCGAGGAATTGCGGCGAGGAATAGAAGATACTGCACGGCTGCTGCGTGCTGTGGACGAGAGCGGCCCGAGATCCCAGAGATCCACACGGCACAGTGTTTCGATATGGCGCTGATTGATGAGGACGCCGCAACTTATCGGGCGCGGGCCGCGTGGTGCGCTTCGGACATGGTGCGCGGGGCGCAGACGTGTCCGGCGCAGATGTGGGCTTACGCCGATATGAACCCCGCCAAGCTCTCGGCAAAAGAGGCGCGCGAGCTCGACGACGGCACCGCGATCCATCTGGCGGTCTGCGAGCCCGGCGAATTCGAGGCGCGGACCCAAATCATCGATGCTGCCGATTACCGCACCAAGATGGCGCAGGAGTACCGCGAGGGCGCGCGGTTCTCCGGCCGCGTGCCGCTGTTAGTGCACCAAGTCAACCAGATCATGGCAATGCGGCGCGCGGTGCTGGCCTCGCCGGCCGGGCTGTGGCTCGAGGCTGCCAAGTGCGAGCAGACGATTATCTGGGATTGGACGCCTTGGGCAACGATGCAGCCGATGCCCTGCAAGGGCCGTGTCGATGTGGTCAGCGCGGCCCCTGGCGGTCCGCTGATCGACGTCAAAAGCGCCCGCTCAGCCTCGCCGGCGGCGTTCGAGCGGGCGCTCGTGCAGTACGGGCATCACATCCGCGCGGCGTGGTACCAGGATGGCTGGGGCACGTCAGAAGGCGAGCGGCGGCGCTACGGCTACCTGGTGGTGCAGAAGGAGGCGCCGTATCTGGTCAACCTGTTCTGGCCGTCACCTCGGGCGCTCGAGTGGGGCCGGCGCGAGTATCGCCGGGTCTTGCAGCAGATCGGCGAGTGCCAAGAAGCCGGAGTGTGGCGCGGTTACGAATGGGGCCGCGAGGTCGAACTGCCGGTTGGTGCCGAGTACCGTCTGGCCGAAGCATTCGCCCAGGAGGATGCGGAGGAGGAGGACGCATGACCAAACACTACATCATTCTAGCGATCTGCTTGACAGCGTCACTGATCTGCAACCTGTCACTAATGATAGTATTGAACAAAGCCAATAGTGACATGACGCGGGCCAACGATGTTATGCTCCGAGGCGCGTCAGCGTTGCGGGAATGCACTGATATTGTGCGAGAAGGTGTGCGAGGGCAAGGGCTGTGACCGAGCTCGTCTTCCTGCCGGCGGTTCGCGAGCGCACTCCGGTCTTTATCGCATTAGCAGGACCAAGCGGCTCGGGTAAAACCAGATCCGCGCTCGAGCTCGCCACCGGCTTGGCAGGCCCGGGGCGGATCGCGGTTGCCGACAGCGAGGGCCGCCGCGCGCTGCACTATCGCGATATGTACGAATTTGATCACCTGTCCTGGCAGCCCCCCTACACCCCGAAAGCGACGGCGGGCTTGATCGACGCGGCCGAGAAGGGTGGTTATGCGGTGCTGATCGTCGATAGTGCGTCGGACGAATACGAAGGCCAGGGCGGCCTGTTAGAAATGCATGAGGGAGCCGGCAAGAGCGACGAATTTTGGGCGAAGACGAAGGCACAACACAAACACTGGCTGGTTAACCGCATCCGGCGCGCGGCGATCCACACGATCTGGTGCTTGCGCGCCGAGGAGCGGGTCAAGATCAGCGAGGTTGGCGGCCGCGCCTCGGTCGAGCACCTCGGTTGGCAACCGATCTGCGAGAAGCGGTTTCTCTACGAGATGCAATCTTCGTTCATTTTCGACGTCGAGCGGCCAGGGGTGCCGCGGCCGATCAAGCTGTATGACATCCATGCGCAGTTTTTCCCACGCGACAAACCGATCACGCGCGAGGCTGGCGCTGCTCTTGCAACCTGGGCGGCCGGCGGCGCACTGCCCTCTGCCGGAGCTCGGCAGGGCGCGGTCGAGGGCGGGCCACGTTCCCCTGTGGCGGGCGACACAACCTACCCCCCCGTGGGTGCCCAAGACGCCCTCGATCGCGATTCTCTCGTTGCCGAGGCCTGGGCCGCGGCGCGGCAGGGGATGGCTGTGCTCGAGGCGTACTGGTCCGATCTAAAGCGAGCCGAACGCCGGCTGATCGGCGCCGATTTGCTGCCGCACCTAAAAGACGCCGCCAGCGAGGCGGACGAGGTCGACAAGCTCGGGTTTGGTGAGGGGAAGACGGAGGATACGAAAGGCGGCGGAATATCTTGAAGCTACCACTCAAGCCCAATGGCAAAGCCGTGCTCGTTCAGGGCAGGTATATCCTTCTGTAAACGTTGCCCTATATCAACCCTCCAAAAAGGAGAACCTGGCATAGAAAGCTTATCAAGCACTTTATGTGACCCGCGCCTTCCCTGTCTTACGGTGTCACCAACGCCGACAGCTACGCCAACATAATGCCCGGCAGTGGCATACTTACTATTGCTACCAGCCATCACTTCACAGGGGTGGAAATGATCTTCATCGTCGATACCAAAGATTGGGATGCCAACGATCTCGTCGTAGTCGCGGGGCGGGTGAGGGTATGGAGGTACACAGGCGATCGTTCCCACCGCTGGCTGATTAAGAAGATGCGCGCCGCGGGTTTGCTCACCGGCCGCCACAGCGTAAAGAAACTCGAGGGGGTCGCACTCGAACAAGTCGGTCTCGATGTTGAACGCGGGCCAGCCGCACCTCATGGTGAACTCGAGAGGCCAGGTGGTCCCGTCGTCTGAGATAATGCAGTTGACATCGACATTAAGAGCAATGTCGCCGAGTCGTTCCAACTGCGGCTCCAGCGGTTTGAGTACCATTTCAGCAAGTTTTGATCTTCGTACAAAACGCAGTACTGTGCCCATTTCGCCAGTATTGGGACCGATATCACCACTACAAAACCTTTTGAATTCGTGGTTCTCCTCCCACACATCGGCCCACCCCGCCGGACCCCACCAGCCGCCAACGGCAAATTCGGTACCCTCGATCGCCTCTTGCAACAGAAACGGACACGGAGGCCGCCCGTGCTTTTTGCGCCAGCGACGCAGCTGATAGGTCGGATCTTCCGGCACGCCGGTTTTCGCACTCAGGCTTTTCTCGGCCGTATCCGAGCACGGCTTCGAATACAGCACTTCTCCTCGGCGTTCGACGAACGCAATCGCCGTATCGTAATCATTGAACTCGCGGTAGGTTGGAACAGCTATCCCGGCTTTTTGGAATACATTCATGCCGGCGCTGCGATCGAGCTCCCAACGGGCGCTTTGTTCATTCCCGCCTATGATGGCCACGCCTCGGGACCGCCATACATCCATTTCGCCCATATAGACCCCGTTCGTTTCGAGGACGACAAGGTCCGCCCAGTGAATAAAGTACCTCCAGTTGTCCACTAACTCAACCAGCCCTTTGCCGATCGGGCGGGTGTTGCGATCGAACTTGCGCACGAACATGCGGACTTGGTGTCCGACGCGCTGCGAGCGGAGCGCGAGATCTAACAGGCCGTCGCCAGCATCGGCGATCAGGAGAACACGCATGTGGGATGGGTCATTTACGCTGCTCAGTCAGATGGTAGTGGTATAGAGGTTTATCGGGAAGCATATCCCGGAATTGGAGACATTGCTCATGTTGACCGCTATCCCAATGAGATAATTATTGGCCGCCAACGACGAGCTCGCCGCGTTGAGCTGGGTGCCGCTAATCGTGAACAAAGTGTTGTTGTTACTGCCAAACGTTAATACCACTGAACACGCACCAGTGGTCGATAGCGAATAGGTCGGTGTACCGGGGCAGGCCGCCGAGCAGCTAACAGATATCGCTCCTGTGTAACCTGGCGCGGCAAAGTAATTGGGCACCTGCACGTGGGTGATTTGCGGCAGCGCCGTCGACGGGGATATCGCGATCACCCCGAGGAACGCATCCCAAGTCTGCGCGGTCTGCGCGTTGACTGTGGCGGCGATGGGGGCGGTCGAATGGTAAACTCGCCACTCATCGAGAAGCGAAAATGTGCCGGGAACAAGATTGGTTGCTTGCGTCCACCCACTCCCCGCCGACCACGGCGAAGGACTCCCATCGTACAACATTGCCGGGCCATACAGCAGATCACCCGAGTTGGCCGGTGTAATCGTCGGCGACGAGAGAATACCGTTTGGTATGCCGCTGGTGGTATTATTGGCAAATGCCGTGGCGGCGCTAGCATCGATCGCCGCAGTGCTCGGCACCCCCACAAATTCCGCCATCACGGCGTCCTCGAGATAAAACGCCTGCGATTGATCGGTTATAAAATGAACTGTCGTGGGGGAACCTTGGACATTCGGCATCCACCACAACTGCACACCGAGCGTATCGCCGACGAATCTCCCGTTCTCAGCGCGCTGCAGCAGGAAGACATTCTGGCTGCCGAGGGTTATTCGGTCAAGCGAGGCTGGCAAACTGCTGTTGGTCTCGCTACGAACCATGCCGACCAGCGTGTTGCCCACCCCTACCGCCGGGATCGTCCAGGTATAGTCGGTCGCCCCGGCATTATGCTGCAAATTAACACTGCGCACTATGGATGGAGCAAAACTTGACGCCACGGTCGGCACCCCACCGAGCACAAACTGCGCATCAGTATGCGCCGTAAACAGCAGCAGACCAACCAAGCCAAATAAGATCAATCGGCCAGGATGGGTCATCCCGTTACCTCGGAACGAATTTGAAGCCATTTTTGCCGGTGCGAGCGGGGTTGCTCGGCAGTGAGGGCAAGCTTCACGGCGGCGGCGTGGTTCCGAGCGCGTCCATGCCGCGGCGCCAGTCGTAGGTGCGCTGCCGCATCTCGCCGGCGGCTTGGCTGCCGCGGGCCTGCATCTGCGCACCAAAGCCAGGCCCAGGCCGATCGAGGGTTCGAGCGCGATCCTGGAAGAGCTTGGTGACGGCGCGGTTGGGGCTATACCAGTAGCGCTGAAATTGCTTCATTGCCTCAGCCCCCAATGCACCGGCGGTAAGTCTCCATTCGCCACTCCACACGCCACCCACGAGCGCACCAACGGCGCCGACATCGGTCAGTTTACCGAAGGCGCTTTGTTTTGGCCGGGCCAGCTGCGTCTTTACGGCATCGGCAACGGCGCTCTCAATAGAGGTTAAGTTGCCGTGCTGTAGGCGTAAGGCTTGATATTGGGGTTCTTTAGCGTTGGCAATGGCGGTGTTGAGGGTATAAAGCAAAACATCGCGCACCTGATTATCAGCATAGTCCCGCATAGCAGATTTGCTGGGATCTTTGATAGTTTTCGCCAACTCATTATTCATCGTGCGGAGGTTGTTTTGCGCCTCTATTGGGGTCAAAGTACCTTTCTGCGCATAGCGCATAGCTTTGTCATTCAGATACGGCACCAATTCGGGGTGGTCCAATATGATGTCCGAACGGGTGGCAAGTTCACGTAGCTTGGTAACCACCGGCATCAATGAGATTTGGATACCCGCGCCACCGACGCGCGCGGCAATGTCGTTGTATTGCTGGAACAAATTGGTTTTTTGTTCAAAGATCGCCTGGCTAAACTCGCGCAGCGTGCGCGGCAAACGGTCCTCCGGCAACGGTCGATCGTACTCGTCGACGAGATGTAGTGCGCCGCGGTTCTGGATAATGTTGTCGACCGCGCCGGTAATCTTGGCGTCCTGGATATTCATCCCCTCCCAAGCACGCCGATCGGCAAAGCCGGGGCGGATGGCTTGGCGAAACTGTTTGGTGAGATGCCGATCGACGGCAGCGACATCGCCGCTCGCCAAGGCCGTCGCGAGCGGCGAGGGTGGATCTTTGATCGCTTCTTCGAGTGGCGCTCCGGGCTTGGCGGCGCCCTCTGGCGGCGGCACCTGGGCCTGACGGCCGTGGTAGACGACGCCGGGGTACTGTGGCACAGCAGGGGCGCCAGGGAGCGCTACGGGGGCCGCTGGCGCCGGTTGCAGTGGTGGCGGCATACGCACCATCTGCGGCGCCTGTCCCGGCCCTACAGGCGGCTGCTCGAGCGGCGGCCGCATTGTTCCGCCGGGGGCTCCGGGGAGCATGCCCTGGCCGGTCGTCACCCATGATCGACCCGGCACACCTGTGGTCTGAGGCGGCGGCAACGCGAGCCGCGGGGCTGGCAAGCCAAGGGGCTGCACATTCATCATCGGCGGGGTGACGCCAGCGCCTGGCGGCGGCAGCTGCAGCTGTGGGCGGGCTGGTGGCAGCGCCAACGGCGCTTGCGGCGTCAGTCGGTCGATCGGCTGGATGCCGCGCCCAGGCGGCTGCATCGCCGCTCCTTGCCCTAGCGGGGAGGTCAACCCCCCGCTGAGGAATGTTCCGATATCACCGAGCTTGCCGAGCACACGACCGCCAGCCTCGGCACCGCCGCGGGTCGGCAGCAGGCTCTTGAAGAGATCGGCGAGGAACTCGGAGCCACCTTCGAGGATATCGCGGCCGGCCGCCTTGATGCTCGAAACGCCGGCCGCGGGTCCTTCGCCGATATCAGCGGCTAAGCCGCCAGTCAGCTGGCCGAGGTTTCCGCCGAAGGTTTGCGGCCGCGGGCTCCCTTCCGTACGACGCGGGAATCCCCAATTGAAACCTTCGGGCTGGTCGACCGAACTCGGCGGAAATTGCTTCCGTAGCACCTGCTCGATTTGCTCGTGCGGCATGTCATCGGGAAATGCTGCGGTTCTACCATCCGGCAAACGCACATTCATTCGAGCTTGCCCGTCGCAGGATTGAATTGCATGTCAGCGCCATCAGAGGGCGCCGCGGCTGCCGGTGCGGCGCTAGGCGTGCCGCCAGTCTCGGATGCTCCAGGCGGCTGACCAATCTGCTGCCGCGTTTTTGCTACCGCACCACGCTCGCGCTGGATAGTGGTGGCCATCTGATCGAGTGCGGCATCAACCTGACCTTGCGACCACGCCTTGTTAAAAATCTCGTCAAAGTGATTCAAATCGGCGACTCGCACTTGGCCGCCCCGCGCCAATACTTGCGCGTAGGTGTATCGTAATGCGTTTATGAGTTCTCCGTACTCAACAATAGTGCGACCGCCGATCTTGAGATCGGCAGCCATTAACAGACTATTAACATCCGGATAATTTGTCCGCCAGGTCTTGTCAGAAAGCTCGTGTGATTTTTGTCTGACCAATGGAATCAACGCTTCGGCCTTATTCCCCGCCATTTCAACACCGCCAGCAGCGGTGCCAACTGTCCGACCCTCCGCTGTCGCCGCCGCCTGTTGCGCTTGAAACTGAACGATCTCCTCATGATTGGGGGCGCGGCCGTAGGGTTGGCCTGTCGCGGAATCGATCATCGTTGGGAAATCATCGAGGAACTGCCGTAATGACATCCCCGCGGCTGAACGCGGCTGTGACATGCTATTGATAAAACGAGTCATTTCGGCGGGTGGCGGATCTTGACCGCCGTGTGTCGAACGCCACTGATCAACGAATGCGCCAAAGGCGGCCTTGCGCGGATCACTCTCGATTCTCGTTTGCGCGGTGACCTCGGCTTGTGGCCGTGCCCCTGGCGGCAGCATCTTGATTGGACCGCCTTTGGTTTGAAAACCCCATTGACCAGGCGCAAATTCGATCGCAGGTCCCGTGGTTTCGCCTTCTTCGCGCGTTTCTTTGGCTCTCTCCCGCTTCTCCCGCAGGATTTTGAGCGCATTTTCGAGCTGCTGCTGTCCATCCTCGGACATTAGCGGCGCCAGCTTGACAAGCGCCAGGCCCTTCACGTCGTTGGGCGCGTCGGAGCCGAGCACCCGCTGCAGGATTTGTGCGTAGATGTTGGGGCCGACGCGGCCGATCAGCTGCGGCGGGGTCTGTCCGGCGGCGGCGATCGCGGCATCCGATGACTGCTGGTGCGTCTCCGGCGGCATGCCTTTTTGCAAATCGGCGATCACCGCTTGGCGGTAGGCGGGATCGAGCTTGATGCCATCGAGGCGATCGCCTTGCGCTTGAAAGCGCCGCATTGCACCGGGACCGGCGTCGTAGCCGACCAGCGTCCTTGCCTCCCGAAGTTGGGGAGAGGGCTGACCGGCACCGGCTTGCCCGTAGAGATCCCACGCGATGCGGTCGCCGAGCGCCTTGCCGACTTGCGGATCGCGAAGCAATGCGCCGCCGACCCCATAGCCCGCTGCAGTTGCGGGCATGACCTGCATTGGCCCCACGGCACCTGCCGGGCTGTCAGGAACCCCTGCCATCCGGCGGCCACTCTCGAGCCCCCAGATTTTATCATCGACGGCAGGGAAGCCGCTTGCAAAACCGCCGATCGAACGGGGCGCAGGTGCGCCCGCCGGTGAGGGTGTGGGGGGAAATGCCGTCTGGTAGTCCGGCACCTGCGGCAGCGTCGTCGGCAGCGGCGGCAGGGCCTCGCGCTGCACCCCCGGTAGCCCCGCCTGTGTCGGCGCCGTCTGCGGCCCAGGCTGACCATACGAGCCGAGGATGTCGAGACCCTTACTCGCCGCTCCGAGCGTCGAGAGGTACTGGTTCTGGCGTGCGAACTCAGCGAACTGCTGCTGTGCCTCCTGCTGCGCCAACCGCATGCGCAGCGCGTTCCACGCCTGTTGTTGCTGCCCTTCCTGCCCGGCCAGATAGCTGCCGTAGATACTTCCGAAGCCGGTGCCGAAAGGGTATTCGGGAGGCATCAGGCAAGCGCCGCCAACGCGGCCGCCAAGCTGACGTCCGGAGCGAGCGAGCCGGAAAGTGCGGCCGCGTTGGCAAGATTGCTGTCCAACACATCGGCGGTTGCGCCAGCCCCGCCACCGCCAAACAGGCCGCCGAGCAACCCGGTTGTCGGGTCGATTCCGAGCGCACCACCGAGCCCCTGGCTGCCAAATAGCAGCGGATTTGCAGCGTTAAACAAGCTGCCTAAACCACCCAACGTCCCTTGGGTCTGCCCATAGGCCGCGCCACTGGCGGCCCGACCGCCACTCAGGTAACTCAGCAGACTCGAGAGCAGGTTTTCCGGCAGCTGATATTGCGACTGCCCGAGATCGCTCGCCTGGGTCAGATCGGTGACGCCCGTTGTCCCGAGGCCTTGTAGACCCTGCAGCTGCCCCAGGTAGGTTTGATAAGGCAGCGCCGCACCACCCGCCGCGAGTTGCGCCTCCTGCCCGGTCAGGCTGGCCATGTCGCCAAACACCTGCGGCATTGCACGCGCCCCGGTGATCGCCTGGTTGAGCCCCAGTCCTGAGAGGTTGCCGATGTCGGTCCCGAGTTGGCCCGCGGCCCCAGCCGCTTGGGCCTCGCGCGCAAGCTGCTGGGTCTGCCAGTTGATCCCTAGGTTTCCCAGGACGTTGCCTTCGACGTTGGCGCCATAAGGAGAACTGCTCAGTCCCGATGCATAATTCGCCGCCCGGACAGCATCCGTGGTCTGCTGCAGCAGCCGGTTGTAAAGCGCCTGCTGCGGATCATAGCCGGCTTGCAGGATATTGGTCAGCGCGCTTTGCAGCTGTGGGATCGCCGCGGTCGTCGCCGCGGCGGCGGTCTGCCCGGCCTGCGGAAGCCCGGCACCGATGTTGGCGAGGTTTGCCCAGAGCCCCCCCGCGCTCTGCGGCGTAATCGGACCCAGGCCCGCCAGCGCAATATCGGACCCAAAACCAGCCCCAGCGCGGGCTTGTTCGCCCCACACCGGGTCCCATGCCGTAAGGTTCGCCGGCTGGGCCGCGATGTTTGCTGCGAGGTTTGCCGTTTGTGGATAAAGCTGCTGGGCGGGCGTGTTCCCGCGCAGAAACTGGTTCTCAAGAGAAGTGACGAGGTTGCCGTAATTGACGTCGGCCTGCGGCTGGCCCTGCGGCACAAAGACGTTGCCCTGCTGTCCGCCCGGCCGCGCCCCGCCGCCAAACAGCCCCGCGATCGGACTGGTGATTGCCGATGGCATCAGAAGGTAACCTCAAACAGTGTCGCGATGCGCCGAGCTTGACCAAAGTGCCGGAAGGCGCGCGCGAAAACCGCGTCGTCCCGATAAAAATTGTGGGCGAGCAACTTGCCCTGCCCGTGTTCGAGTAGCCAGGCCTTGGCGCGCCCAGCGATCATGCGCATCAACTCCGGCGGTCCTTCGCTGTAAACCAAAATTCCCTGCGCAGCAATCTGCACGGGAGTGGTCGGCAGCACCGCGGCTGCCACCGCGAGCGGCTCCCGACCCTTGATGCCGGCAAAGAGGCCAAAGTGATCAGCGCCGACCGCGCCCGCCATCTCGGCGTAGAGCTCCTGCGGCGTCGTGCCAGGGTACTCGACAGCGGCGATCGCCCGCAGGATCAGCGCCTTCAGCTTGGGATGCGCGATCGTCTCCGCGCTCCGGACGCGGATGACGCGGCGATCAGCAGACACACAGGGACGCATTCATTCGCGCAGGCAATTTTAACTGCACCTCCGCTAAATCCTCTCCTTGTTGGTTTCGCGCAACCTCCCGCACAACAGTCGGTCCTTGATATGTCTTCGCTACAGTTGGACTCTCCGAGCACACGCACATTTCATTAGTACACCCACCAGACCCTGTAAGTGCCACCACCATACAAACACAAGCAAACAGCCTCATGGTTTGCCCTCTAACCTCTTCTCTACCTGCTTACATGTCTCAAGCACCGCAATAAAATTCCCACCCCCAACAATAATGATACAGCGCGCATTCGGCGAGACAAGTCTGCCATACTGTCGCGGTTCCCTGACAGAAACAACCGCTATCGGATTAACTGCAACCTCCTCCCCATCTAGCCCTGTAAATGTAACCAACTCAATTGTCCCTGCAACAGATTCCGGCGGCGGATCGTCTTGGCAGGCACTCAGAACCGCTAACCACATCAACAGAACACCAAGAGAAGCCATCGCATCAGTTTGGCGCTAAATCCACGCCATCGGATAGAGCCTAGCCAGCCACTAGCTGCCATACCCGTACATACTGAAAATAAAACGGATTATTAAACGACGTGTTACTCGTGCACGGAGTGCCAGCATCCCAATACGATCCCGACGGCAGACATGTCCTAAAGATCATCACCCACACAATGCCGTTATCCCAATCCGCCGACTGCAGCGCATACGGCGAATTCCCGGCGCTGGACCAATTCACCCCATCCAAAAACATCGACACAATGCCATGCGCCGAGCCATTATTATCCCACTTCAGAGCTATCGTGTGAAATTGGTCATCAAGCGGACCCCCGCTGGTAAAATAATTAGGACTGGCATTATCACTACACCCCAAACACGTCGTAATCGGCGCGACAATACTAGGACCACAATAATTTCGGCTCGCCGGATTTGTGCTCTGAACTCGTTCGCACAAATCTATTTCCCCTTCCCAATCACCCCTGGCCCTAAAATAAATGTCAACATGATACCCATCCCCCTCACCGCTCACATCAGTCGGATACTTTGCGGAAGTCTCAAAATAGCCAAAGCGTTGGCCAAACCCATTCGTGGTATCTCCTCCCGCCGCCGAAGAAATCCTAGTCCAATAATTCCAATTGCCGGCAGGGATCGAGTTGGTCGGTCCCATGATCGCCAGCCCGGTCGTCGGACTGCAGCATGATATATAGTCGCCGGTGGCAGGGGGGCCGCTGGGGTCTTGGCCAATCTGCGGGTTCCAGCTCGACGCAAGTGATGAATCGCTTGTGAACTCATCATCAAATGTTAAATTCCAATGATACCCCGCCGGTGCCGGATTATTGAACGGACACGGCGTCGGTACTGGGCCGCCAACCGACGATGTGCACGCACTACTAACCGCACCAGACACATCAAAATGCGCTGACGCACCAATATTCGTGTCTGCCCCATGAATCTGATAATTGACCTTGTACCCCCCATTTATTTGCGCTGACGGAGCCGTAAACTGACATGACCAATTCAGCTGACCCGTCGATGGCGCCGTGCGCGCGCAATTGCTGAATTTCCAGTCATATCCAGCGCCGCCGCACCCGGCCCAATTCGTCGCCGCCGCCGTGCATATCGTCATATTATCATCAGCATTGCCCTGACTTCCCGAAAGACTGACCGTCATCGTCCCTCCGCCAGTCACTGTCACCGGCGCAATAGTAATACTTGCGCTCGGCGCGCTGACAACCGTAAAACTCGTGCTTACCGCCGCCCACGCCATCGCCCCACTGCAAACACCTACAATACAAAGGGCAACAAACCGCCAATTAAACATAGTTTATCCCCTTGGGTCTTAGTCAACCACTAGCTGCCATACCCGAGCGTACTTAATCAGGGATGATACACATGAACGTATTGCATCGTACCATCGGTGGTTTGCGGTGGACAATAAAAAGAGCCACCACCGCCTGTGTACCAAGCCACCGTTTGAACCACCGTGTTCGTGCCGTAAGGATACATAACTCCGGACTGTACTTCTATTTGCGTCCCGTCGATGTAGGTGCCATATATGCCGTGATTATATGTGTTTTGCTGGTAGCCATCGATGTATAGGTAATAGTTCCCGCTGAGGCGTTTCATTCCGACGGTGTGCCAATTCCCATCGCGTATTATCTTATCTACATTTACCCAACCACCGCCGTTGTCTAATCTCACGGCACTGGCCTGAGATGATGCTGTTGCATTGCCCCAGATAATCCTGCCCCAGCCGCCGTATTCCGGCATATCTATTTCCATCCCGGTGGGATTATAGCTCTGAAAAGCGCCGCCCGCACTCTCAAACCAAAAATCGGTATCGTCGGTACTGGGACTCCCGGGAGGCGTGATTCGACGTTTGTATTCAACATAAAAGTCGCCGGGTAAATTCAAATTGGAGTTCCATATATAAGGAAGAAAATGATAGGTCCCTGTTCCATAACTGCCACTCACGAGATATTCTCCGGTGTGCACTCCCTCATTGGTATAATATGGGAGTGCTTGCTGGACAGTGCAGGTTCCCGTTGTGTCCGGTACAGCGAAGCCCTGGCCATAACCCGGCGGGAGTGATGTCACCTTATCAAAATCTGCAGAAGCCGTAGTGTCACACGGCCACGACACCCCGGCGGCGGCACTGTTGTCGGCGTCACCGCAGGTGCCACCACCACCGCCGCCACCGCCACCACCACCACCACTAGTGACGGTGAACGGTGTTGATACAACTGCATTGGCGGCGCCGACAAGAAGGCATAGTATCAATACCGCAAGAATAACCACCCGAGCGTTCCTCATTGCGCTGTCACCGAGAAGTGATCACGGATGATATACATGAATATACTGATATACAGTGTCGGAATTAGCTTGCGGGCAGCTATATTGCGGATAAGGGTGCCACCCTTGAAAAATCCAAACCATTTGTGAAGTAGCAAAACTCGAATATTGTGGCCCACCAATGCCTTTTTGCGGTCCAGGCCACGGAGTACCGCCAACCGAGTTCGTCGATACCTGAACACCATCCACCCAAAACGTAAATTGGGCAGTAGCACTAGAGCCGGAGCCGGAGGTTGTCCTAACCATTCCTACCGTGTGGGGATTGGTATCGGCATTAAAATTGCCGAGTTGCGGCCATGCACTAGGCGGATAATAATTGTATCCTTGATCGCCCGGTCCGCTACCACCCCAGCCTGGGCTCCACAAGAACCAGTTCAATGTTGTGCCTTCAGGTAGATCGATTTCCGTACTCGTGCTCGAAGCACCCACAAGCGGTTCAGGCGGTCCCGGAACACCAGAATTTTCTGAAAAGAAATCCGAGTTTATCCAATAGTAATTTCCTGGTGGAAGCTGCCTTTTCTTATACTCGATATAGAAGCTGCCCGCTGGGCCGCTCCACTTGGAATAGGTTTGTGCGCCCACAAAGGTGGCGTTAGTACCGGCAACATTTGACTGATGCAATCCCTGACTATCTAGCATGGGAGGATACCCAGTAATTGTGCTACAAGCGCCTGTACTTGTATCTACCGGCGTCAGATTGCCAAGATAATACGAGCCTGCTGTCCATTTTGATGTGTTGAACACACCTCCATCGCGGTCAAAATCATCGCTCATCGCTGAGTCACAAGTCCAGTTTGACGGAACACCAGCCGCAACATGATTATCGGCATCCTGACAGCCGGTGCCGCCGCCGCCCCCACCGCCGCCGTCGTAGGTGTTGCTGGCAAACCATGCGGCATAGTAACTCTGCGGCGTACTTGGTACGGACATGTTGCAGGATCCCGAAGGAACGATCGCGGTCCCCGCCGTCTGCGAGCAACTATTTGTATACGCCCATGAATATCCCGCAGCGTCACAATTCGCACTATTAAAAGTAGCAGAATTACAGATCATAATCCGGCTATTTGCATTCTGCCCCGGCAGCGGCCCATTGCTCCAGGCAAATGCCGCTGTAGAGCCGGCCGTCACTGTAGCATTACTGCTTCCGTTGACAGTGATGGCAGGCGAACCGCTGGTCACCGAGAACGGTGCCGATGCGCCGACATTATAAGCAGAAACTGCAACATTAAAATAGTTAGCAACGTAATTGCCCGCCACCGCTGGTGCGATGAGCGAGCAGTTATTTGATGTAACCCCGGGGGCTGAAGGCGCCGCTTGACTGCAATTTTTTAGATATGCCCAACTATATCCTGCGCCGTCACACTGCGCGTTTGATGCCGTCACCCCAGCATTACATATTCCAATCCAGTCGTTCGCATTCCCGGCGCCGCCGCTCACCGCCACCGTCATGGAAGCACCGCTCGCCACCGTTGCGCCACTTGACTGCCCATTCACCGTGATCCGCGGCCCCGCAGCAGCAGTCACCGTCACCGTCTGCGGCCAGCAGCTCGGAGAATTGCTCACCCCACTCATCGTCGCAACTACACCTACGCGATACGCCCGTACTGTACCAAGATTGGTTGATGCCGCCGTATTCAGATTGGCTGTCCCAGACGGCACGGTGAACGAGTTATTATCTGCGGTATCTGCCGCCGCGCACCCAGTTCCCGTCCCTACCGCATAGGATGCCGACGCCGGACACGTCGCCGAGCACGTCGTTGAGAGCGTGCCAACCGTTCCAGCGAAACCCTGTGCTATATTGTTAGGAGGAGGACTAACGGAAACTCCAGTGATCGATGGCTGGGTGGAGCCGCCAACCGTGAAGGGAGCGCTTGCATAAACCGGAAGGCTAAAATTATTACCAGTCCATCCCGCGAAGACAGCAAAATAATTGCCGTTCGTACCCGGCGCTGTCATCGCGCATGTTGCCGATGCCAGCCCCGTTGCTGGCGGCGGCTTGTTACCCGGCGGCTCACCGCTAAGAGAACTGCAATCTAAATACTTCCCGTCATAGCCGGCCGAATAACAGGACCCCCCCGAAACGGACGCCCCATCCGCATTGCAAATCATCATTGTATCTGTATTATGCGCGGGGCCACCGCTGACCGCCACGCTGATCGAGGCCCCAGCGGTCACTGTCGTGCCCGTCGTCGAGCCATTGACGGAAATAGCTGCGGTAACCGCGCCTTGGGCCGTTATACTCTGCCCAAACCCCACGCCATTGACATATACGTTCCCAGTAACAGTGGTACCAATACAAATCAAATATGATCCGGCCCGAAGTCCGCCGCCGGAGATATCGGGGCCACTTGGATTGATGCTCAATGTGTTACCCTGAACCAAGAAATCCTGATTGTTTGCTGAATTTGTGGAGGTGCAATTTGGTGCCGTCACTGACAGTGCATAGGACGGACTAGTACATTGCGCCGGCGTGCTGCACACCGTCGAGATCGTAGCCACCGTACCCGAGCAGGGCGCCGTACACGTATTGGCGCTCAAATTCTGCTGCTGAATCACCGCACCGACAGTCAATTGCGTCTGCTGAACATACGCCAATGCTCCAGCCGACATTCCTATAGCAACAATGACGCTGACTATCCAGCCGCTGCTTTTCATACCGCTAGTCCTCTCAGTTTATCGTGAGAGTGAAGTCTGTGCAAACCGTCGGCCTGAATTGAACGCATATGTGTGTCACATGTGTGCCTATATCGCTCGGAGTGAAATTGCGCGCTTGATAGACGCTTAGATTATAAACAAGGAATAAATCTTCATCGCTGGTGGTTATCCCCTCGTTAACAACAGTTCCGTTATTCGTTGGAATTGTTGCGGTAGCTAATGGATTGGTAACAGCGACGAGATTGCCGTTCCCACTGGGTATGGTAGCAGTATTGGGGCGGGTGGCGGCGGTATGATCCAACGTGATTCCCGTAACTCCCACCGCCGTAGTAGACGTGCCGTTCCATGGATTAATCGATGCCACTGGCAATTCCGGATAATAACTCCCATCATAATGGCTGTTGCCAAAGCCATTTGGCCATAGTCTGTCCATAGCAACCATCTTAAATGAATCATTGCCCATATTGCACGCTTCTTGATCAGTATTGACCTGCATGTTCTCTCTAAAATGAGTGTTGCCCGGACCTTGGATACTCGCAAACAAATTATATTGCCACGTTAGTAATTTGTTATTGTGCTCCCAGGGGGAGCGGCTGCCATCACACCACTCTGTCCAAAAGATAGCTTTGTTATGCTTTGCCGCAAAGCCAGTCACCATCTGTCGCTGACTATTTGAAAACTGGTCAATATAAATGTTAGCTGAGCTCGGTGGGCCTTGAGTATAAACGTAGTCATCTAGAGAAAACGCATCCACCAGATCAGCGATAGATACTGGTACTCCGGGTCCAGTATACTCTAAATATGGTATCATATTGAGTCTGGCGGGGCCGTCTATGTCGAATTTTAAATTTGGGTTACAGCCATTTGCCACGCCGCAATCACGGAGCAATGCTTGTAACATTTTGAGTTCGTGCGCAACAGCGGTCGACCAACGGGCAGGAGATACATATGCAATAAAGGCATCTTGCTGCCATGGAGAAAAGTATTCCCAGCCACAGCACCATTCTCCCTCTATGCGTATGTAATACAGCATATTGGCGTCGGGCCTGAGATACGTCGTAATGATGTTACTAATCGAACTATCCCATGTGCCCGCTGCAATTGCATCCCACTCTACCGGGCCCTGTATATGATAGATCGCTTCGCTGGTCATTGCTTCGCTGGGAATCGTTCCAACATTTACCTCAACTTGATAATTACCAAGGCCGGGTCCTCCGCTGGTGACTTTGACTTGCCCCGATGGAATGCCGGCGGCAAACAATCCATCTCCCACCCTTGGTCCGTTGCCGCTGCTTATCGCGGTGATGGTGAGGGTGGTGCCCGAGATCGAGCCGGTGAACGCCGAATGATAGGCAGCGCTGCTTATCGTACTAGCGAGTGGGTATGGGGTCCCGTCGCGGCTGTCCACCAAATTTATCGTATAAACTCCTGCGGTCGGACCAGTGATTGATCCAACGCTCGCGCAGCATGCCAGAGCACCGTTCCATTCACTAAACCAGATCTGCCATCCGGGGTTGATCTGGGAAGTCGCCCAGCCCTGCGCGCCATTTATCGCCGCCAGCGTTGTGAACGTGAAGTAGGTATTCCCTGCCGTGCCGTTTACCCCACCCATGTAATTGGCATGCGGACCCCCGTCCGACGGCGACCCATTGATATTGACGAGCACCGTGCCCCACCCCGCATTGCCCGGGATGCCCGGCTCGCCCCCCCATGTGTTGCTGTCCACGCCCCAACCGCAAATGTCACACGACGGCTGCCCACCAACGCCATTCGGCAATCGGCCCAAGAAGGCCGTGGAAAATGGAGCAAAGCCGGTGCTGTAGGCCCACTGCGACAGCTGCATCGTCATTGGAATCGCTGTCTTGTTACACTGCCCTGGAGGCGTGGTGCTGCCCTGCACCGGCCCCGGCACACCCGGGTTGCATGGGTCGGTGTAGATGTGCCACGCCGATCCATCCCAGTTAAACCATTCAAAATTCCTCAAATCATAAGCGTATAGATTTGGGTCACCTGGAATTGTTTCTAGTTGAAACGCTCCATAGTTTGTCCCAGGTTCTTTGAAATTACCGATCGTCGGTGGGTTAGTGAGCACACCGTTGCGCAACACCGGCCAATTGCCCTCGAGATCGGGCGCAAAACAGCCGGAACAGAGGGGAGCTGTTTTGTCAAACGACCATGTCGCACCAAAGCTGTCTTGAATTGTAGCCATAGAGGCCGGATTATTGGCATTAATAACTGTCGCCTGCAGCTGAGTTGTTCCAGTAATAGTAAATTCCGTATACTTCGAAGGGCCCGCGCTTGGCTGGCTGGTCTGTACGCAGATGTGATACGTGCCAGCCGCCGGGGCTGTCGTATTTACTGTTGCATTACCAGCACCGCCAAGTGAAAAATTTGTGGTATCTCCTTGATCGGTACAACCGCTGCTGACCAAATTATACGACCCGGCAAACCCAGGCTGCGACGGAATCATCACCGTACTCAGTGTACCCACCACTTGTGGGGTTCCCGGCACAAATAAGCAACTCGAGGGGCACGCCAGCGTCGTCGCCCCAAGCGTCTGCGATGCCGCGCTCCCAACGATCGTAAATTCCTGATTCAGGGAGGCCATTCCCGACTGCGCTGCCCGAACACAGACATAATAGGTGCCTGCCGGTGGTACCGTTGCCGTTGTCTGCAGGGTAAACGTCGGAGCACTTCCAGCAATCTGGAAGTGAGTCATATCGATTGTGCCCGTACTACAATTAGTCCCGCCACTAACCAGCGTCATCGAGCCCGCGAAGGTTTGCGATGTGGGTTGCATCGTAGCCGACAATGTGCCAATCGTAAGAGGACCGCTCCCTCCCGTATTAAACCCACAGCTGGGATTGCATGATAAGTTAATCGCGTAGATCTGAGTAGTACTGCCAGCCACTGTTGCAACAACCGACCACGTACAGTTGTCTTGGCTCGATGTACAATCCGGCAACACCGGCGCAGCGTTTGTCGACAGCGCCCCGCTCGACGACATTGTCAAATACCCAGGCAACGCGCTGGCAGTAGCCGGGCACCCGGATTGGCTCGGAGTGCAAAGCGCAAAAGTGCCCGACGGAGTCGTTCCATCACTCATATGAATGACATACTGCGCAATCGTCGAGTTCTGGGGAGTCGTGTCCGGGATACATAAAGAGACATTAGGGCCAGTCGGACACACTCCACTGCCAGTCGCGGTCACTGACGCGATCGTAGGCGGCCCAGCTGGCCCTGGCGGTGAGCCGCCGCTCGGCATAAACAGCGCGTCAGCCCGCCACGCTAGCAGCACCAGAATGGCTACAAGCGAGAAAAGCCGCCGCATCACTTTGCCCCCAACCCCCAGAGATCGTATTCCGGCTTGCCAGTTGTCTCATTCAAAAAGAAATGCACCGTAACAGCCGAATCCTTCCCCATCGTCTGTGTAAACCCTAACGGCGATGGATTTGCGGTCACGCCCGGACCAGGAACAACCAAAACAGTCCCACCACTTGTTCTTTGTACAAGCGACAGATCACAGGGATCACTCAGCCCATTATTATTAATCGTCACAGTGACCGGCGAGCTCGAAGTATAATGTATGTGCTTGGCACAATCCGCGAGCGTCGGCGCGTCAGCCACACCAGAAAACACTCGCTTGGGCGATTGCGGCCCTGGCGGCGCCGTCATCGGCACAGGAGTCCGCGGCGCCTTCACGTCTGTAGAAAACGGCATATATGGAGTACCCCTCTCCATTGGCGGCCTCAACTGATGCTTGGTGGACGGCGGCATTCCCGTTTGCGCGAATGCTGGCAGCCCCGATGCCATCAACAGGCCCACCATCACGAGCATTTTCATGTATCGATCCTCATGGGTGTTTCAATGCCGCGATTACCCCAATTACGGCGCCGGTACCATTACTAGGATAATTGGCCGTAACACTATTGGCACCGAGAACACCGTTAGGGTTATACCCAAAGAACGAAGTCCCAGAGAACATTGTCCAGCCGCTGCTCAAGCTCGCACTGGCACCACTATTTGCAACAAATCCCGCAAAGATGAGCAGCTCGCCCGTCTGTGACGCGCCCGCACCAGCAAGCGCGACTGTTACTGAGGTGCCAGTGGTTTGTTGCAGGTTGCCCACGCCATCATCGGGTGAGGCATTCGCACCACCTACATCGACATAGGCTATCTCTGGATAATAGACTCCTGTATAGCTCACGACCGGAATAATCGTCCCGTCGCCAGTCACTGGGCACCACCAAATCTCCGCCTTTACTGGAGCGGCTGCCGTACCAGGACCACCAGCAAACCCCTGACAAGAACCAATTGTCGCTGTCCCTGAGCTTTTCGTTATACTTGTTGTGTAGTCGGTCAAGGTACCTGTGCACGACGAATCAGGGCAATAACTCGTCATCACCAACAGAATATGACCATGCGTAACGGTTGTCGCCGCGGTCGGCGTACAACTCGTCAATGCGCTGGAGCCTGGGCAAATATATATCTGAAAACCAGTTAGCACAAAGCCGCCGCCTCCGCCGCCGCGAGCCAGTACCATATTGGCGTGTGCCGCTCCGGGCAGCAGCAGCAATATCGGCATCAATAAAACAAGCCGTATCATCTGATGCCCCTTGACTTACTCTGAAATACCTGACAGCCATGGCTCCCATGGATGAAGAACATTGGAAGCCCATTCCCGGCTACCCAGGATATGAAGCCAGCAGCCGAGGCTGGCTTTACCACAAAGGAACCGTGACACAAGTTGCTCTCGCCAAACGCTTCGGCGTTTCGTCCATGACTATTTCTCGCGTTGTTCATTACTTCACTTACCCTGTAGCTCATCTGTAAGTGACTTGTACAGTTCCCCACCCTGTACTGCTCGCCCACCCCGCTCCTGTAGCTATCGCCCCGACCCAGTACCCCGATGGTATCGCTGGATAGGCCACTCCCATCGCCTGTTCGGTTGCCGCTCCGCTATTCGCGTTGCAAGAAGTGCTATTGACCTTGTACGCAGAACCACTATTAAACGCCACCGCACTAGCCGCAGTGTAGATATCTATTGTCGCAGTGCCTCCTACCAGGACATCAGGCCGGCAAGTGACCCCTGTAATCACCCGCGGCGTAGCCCAACGCCCAAATGATATTCCAACTGCAGCAGCCGAAAGATTTTGCCCCGACCCCCACGTCAGATCGAAATATTGGGCTGGACCCAAAGGTACCAAGAACGCCCCCGTTCCTGTCACTCCGCTGGTCGTTACATAGGTGTCAATATCAGCCGGGATGGTTATTGCTGCATTAGCCGCCCCACCGCCGACTTGACCATTGTCAATCGCATCACCTGATGCGGCAGTCGGCGCAAGTTGTACGGTTACTCCGACCGTCTGGATGTGAACTCCACCATTGGTCGCCAATGTCACCGCTGCCGGCAGCGTCAAAGTCAATCCAGCTGTAGTAAAACGAAATACGGCCGCTGAATTCCATTCGCCCCCGGTAACCGTATGAGCTGATGGATTTGTCGACACCAATGGCGCCACAGGCCCATTGAGGCACACCCAATTCGTCCCATCAGTAACAAACTGCGCATCCCAGGTTATCGCGGGAAGTGTAGCCGTAAGATTGAAACCGCAGCCGTAAATTTGCCCCGCGGCACTCGAAACTGAATAAGAGTGATTAGCGTCAGAAATTGTCGAAAACGACGACGTTCCGATAGCACCTGGTGCCGGTAACTGCACCGTAACTCCAGCCACTGTCGGCATATTCAGATAAGCCCCATCTGTTGCCGCCAGAGGAAAGGTACCTGCCGTGCTTATCGTCCGCACCCAGGCCTGAATCGAAAGAGTACCACCATTTGCGATGTTCTGGGTGCCGGTATTGTAAACGCTAGCGTTACTAGTAAGGCCGGGGTTCAGAGTGAAGTTGGTCATTGGGCAACCGCCACCACTGCATGGCGAAAGTGCTATTAATCGACCATCTGCTCCGACGCTGATAAGAGGATTCACTACCCCGTTCTGCGGCGACACCGTTGTATTCGGAATAACCGCCGGGTTAATATGGCCAGCCCCATCGAGCTGCACCAGCGCATTGTTGGTCTGACCCGTTGAGAACGCGAGTGGGGCATTCGTACTACCATTCGCGGTCGTCGCGGAGCTAGCAACCGGAATTAGCCCTGCCGTCTGGTTTGAGAGCCCGCCAACCGGCGCCTGAAAACTTGGCGCCACCCCAGCTCCGCCTGAAGTTAATACCTGACCTGCCGTCCCAACGCTCGCCAAACAGGAAACCGCCGTTCCCGTCGCCGCATAGTAGGCGGTAGAAAAGGCAGTGGTGCAATTATTAACTGTGCCGCTTCCCGACGCTGGCGTCCCGAGCACAAACTGATTGCTCGCATTGAGGCCGATCCACTGCGTGACTGTACCGGCCGCCAGGCCTGTCGCTGAGATCGCGCCACCTACCGACAAGGCCCCCGAGAAGGCGCCTGTCGTCGTGGAGATCGGCGACTTCTCGTTACCGGCCGCGTCGGTCGTCAACACGGTGTTGACGCCGGTGGTGTTAACCGGAAGGCTGCTCGTAATGGTCGTCGCGGAGCCGGCTACCGCGAGTTGGCCGCTCGACATTCCCGAAAGCGCCGCCTGGAAGGACGGCGGCCCAGAAGTGCTCCACGTCAGCACCTGGCCGTTAGCGGTACCGTTCGTCAGGCACGACACCGCTGTGCCCGCGGCCGCGTAATAGGCCACGGAGGGAAATGTCGTACAATTGTTGACGGTCCCCGCACCACCGCCACCGCCCGGGGGGCCGAGCACGACCTGGTTGTTTGAATTGAGCCCTAGGGAGTTGACCACGGTGCCGGAGCTCAGGCCCGTGAACGTGAGTGCACCACCGACCGATAGAGTGCCGGTAAAGGCACCTGTCGTCGTACTCACCGGAGCGAGCATCAGGCCCGCCGCGTTAAGCTGCACCAGCGCGCTAGGACCTGTGTTCGCCACCGCCAGTCCGGTGTTCAAAGCGGTGCCGACGGTGTTGGCCCAAGTCGGAACGTAACCAGGTGTGGTAACACCAGGGCCACTGATCCCGCCGCCGCCTCCGGCTGGCGGGATCCCCCAGCCGTTGTCCCACAAGATTTGCGTGTGATTGCTCGTGCCGGGTGGCGGAACGGCGCCTGACAGCGCGCTGGTGTAGACCTGGATGTTGCCGGTCAGCTGCGTGTTGGTTAGCCCGGCAAAGGAAGCAGGCGTTCCGCCAGCGTTGTACTGCACTTGCCCGGGCAGACCTTGTGCCTGGGTCACCGCGGCGTTCAAAGTTTGATTTGGGTAGGTGCCGCTCAGCGTGAGGTTATTGCCGATACCCAATGGTGCCAAGCTCGCGCCGCCGCTGACGACAATACCAGGATTTGGCACGGCAAGCTTGCCGAGGGCGCCGCCGCCGAGATTATTCCAGGTCGTCGCGGTCGACGCCACATCGGCCAGGTTATTGACCGGGTTGAGCGGCGTGTAGCCAATGTTCGCCACGGCCGCGCCTACCGCCATCTTGGCGTTGCTGACCGCGTTGTTTGCGATCGTGTTCACGGTGGCGCCGGCGGCGCTGACCACATCGCCGCTGTAGGCCGGCATTTGGGTCGACGCCAACTGTCCCGCGAAATCAGGGAAGCCCAAAGTCAGCGTGCCGCCGAGCGAAAGCGAGTGCGTGTTGATCGTGACGCTACTGTTCGCAAGCTGCGCATTCGGCAGCGCCGAGATAGCGAGTTGCGAGCCCGACAGCGTCAGGTACGACGCCAGCGTGCCGGGGCTGACGGTGACCCCCGAGGCATTGTAGATCGTGATCGCTTGCGGTCCGCCGCTGTTGATCGTGGCGGTCGCGGTAAACGCCCCGCAGGGAGTGGCCTGTCCGCCTTGGATCGCGGTGACGCCTTGGCCGCCAGTGCAGGTGACGTTGCCCGGCGGCGGCGGATTGACCGGACCACCAGCTCGAGAACCGGCTGGGATGAGCGCGATCAGCGCCGCGAGGAGAAGTGCCCTTAATTGTAGTTGCATGCGTAGGTTGACCCTGTCGCCGACGCGATGATCGAAATCCGCGGCGGGATCGGATCAGAAGCGTTCCAAATAAATCCCGCGCCTGGGGCCATGCCTGTCGAATTGCCGGTGCACAGCGTTCCCGAGATCGTCGCCGTACCGGTCAGACTCCAACAGAGCTGCGCACTGGAAATGTTTGTCAGCCAGACATAGCCCTGCGGTGACGGCGGCCCGGTACCGCTGGACGGAAAAACCACATTGGACGCTGTGGTGGTCGCCGTGCCGTTGCACGCGCTAACCTGGCCCGCAGCGGCCAGCGCAGCCACCGGAAGGAGCCACAACAGCAGGAAGGCTATCAGGTGCATCATCTCTTCCTCGAGGCTCCACGCTTGCCCTTACCGGCCCCTTGTTTCACAATTGTTGCGTAGCCGATCGACTTAGCCTCTTTGGCCGATTTGCCCGCCTTGCGCTCGGAGGCCGCTATGTGGGCGGCTTGCCGATCTTGCTTTTCGCTGAAGCGATGTCCCTTTCCTGGCATCAAGCTCCTCCTCCAACTGCGCGACACGCGCCTCAAGCCGCTGCACCGCCACCACCAGCGGCGCGATCAGGCCGGTGTATTCGAGAGTTTTGGAGCCGTCCGGTTGGGTTGTGACGAGCTCGGGGAACACCCGTTCGACATCTTGCGCGGTAAACCCGAGATGCTCGGGGCCATCCGGCGCGCGCGTCCAGCGAAACGATACCGGGTGCAGCTGCGCTATCCGGGCCTCGACATCAGGATCAAGTGGTCGAGTGGTCTTAAGCCGCGCATCCGACGAGCACGACCACGATGTGCCGCCATTAAAGAAACAGCTGCCACCGCTTGTGTCGACAGATACCGATAAGTTGCCATCCCCCAAATGTACATAACTGGTAGTATTGTCAATATGCGCGATATTTCGATACGTGTTTGATGTATCTTTTGCAACAAACGATTGATTATTATCTATACCAACACTCCCACCCGTTACCGTGATGCCACCGTGTATCGTGGCGGTGTTGTTTATAGTGGCGCCACCACTTATCGTTAAGCTGCCGCTAGAATTAAGAGCGGTAGAGTCGATGCTTGTGGCATGGAAAGCATTAGTAAAGAAAATTCCGCTGCCATCAAGGCGTACCACACAATTCGATGTATGAGTGTCAAAGCAAACCCCATTTAAAGCAACATCGCCGACATGAATATTATTTGCGGTGTCGATGTAAGTTCCATTACGGTAAGTACCGCCCGTATCTTTGTATTGTATACCGACGTTGTTATCCATTTGGACGCGGCCGCCGGAACCAAAGTTGCTAAAGAGATTTATATTGCCGGTGTAAATCGTGCCGTTAGCTCCGGTATTGCCCACGTTCAAAATGCGAGAACTGTCATTAAATGACAGATTTGGCGGATCTTGCCCAAGCTGAGTTGTGGTTGTTGCAAAGACGACGGCACCCTGCACCCAACCCGAAGTGTTGCCAGTGCCGCCATAAGTGACACCCAAAATGCCCGAATTGATGTTACTGGCGTTGGCGGCGTTGTTGCTGCCGGCGCAGTTCTCCACGGTGGTAAAATTTGCGTTCATCTGGCCGGGATCAATGACGGTGCCGGCAACGAAAGTATTCGGAACTTGGCACGGCGCCGCCATCGCGCGGCCCGCGAGGAACAGGAGAACCCCGAGGAACAGAAGAACAAAGAAAACAGCGAGCAGTTTCATAGGCCTGGCGACGACATATAGCCGGTGCGCTGATAGCGCAGGTAGAGGTTGCCGATTGCCACCGGAACCGTCGACTGCCCGGCAAAGAGCATCTGCATCTGTTTGAAAACCAACGGCTGAGACCACGGTATCGTGCGCTGCACCAAGGCCCCGGATTCAGTTCCCCACCTTGCCTGACCCCAGACCGCCTGACCCCAGATCGCCGCCCCGGTGCCGCCATAGCCCTGGATCATGACAGTCGGAGCCAGCATCACCCCCGTTTCGTCCAGGGCCTGAACAGTGAGCGCGTTGCCCGCGGGCAGTGCCAGCAGCAGCGAGCTCTCAACCATGAAATTCATTGCCATCGCGCCAGTGTCCGGCATAAGGCACGATGTCGCGATGAACGTCAGCGGCACGCCATTCTCGGCATAAGTCGAGTTGGCACGCGCCATCACCTCGGATTGCCATATACCCGGCGGCGTACCGGCTGGCGGAAAGAGATAGAACGATTGATCGGTCGCGCTGGCGGCGATGACCCCATAAGGAAAGGTATGCGGTCCCGACCAAGTACCCTCCGGATTGCCCTGATCCTTGATCGTCGGGTGATACCAGTAATCGAACGAGCCCAGCGTGCCTGAAATCGCGGTTTGGATCGTGACCCGGTAGACATCCTCCTGATACGCGGCGGCGGCTCGGGTCGGAGTGACTATGTTGACAAACGGCGACTGCACCCCCTTGCCATCTGTCCCGATCGGCTCCTGGATGATGCCGAGAGGGTCGATCCGTCGCAGCCCATCATGCGCTAAGAAAAATAAGCCATAGGGCGAAGATGCAATCGATAGCGGCGCCAACGTCCCGGTTTCGTTACTCAGTTGATTGACCGCCAGATTACTGGTGGTCGGATCACCGGTAATCTGCTGGATTGCTGAAGCCCCTTGAAAAGCGATCAGGGCCTGCGTAATACCACCGGTCGTTGTCGCCAGCGGCAAACCGGCAAGGGCGGTGATCGTCAACCCGTTGCCCATGCCGAGCACTTGCACCCCAGAGGCGCCGCTGGCCTGCAGCGGATTACCGACATCGGAGAACGCCAGCGCATTGCCGACCGCGTAGTAGGCTCGACCGAAAAACTCGGCGACGGCTTGCGGCACCGCTACCAACGGGTTGGTGGCCAAGTCGCCGGCCGACCACGCCGGAGATGCCGGGTTTGAGGCGTCGACCCAGCCGAATTTGGTTGCCCCGCCCGGAAAGCCGGGGTGCGTGTAGATAAACCGAGGTCCCACCTGCGCGATCGTCGGCGGCACCCAGTCACCGCTCGCGCTGGTCGACACCGGCGTGTTAGCTGAGGTCACCCCGGAGATCGCAACCAGGCTTGAGATCGAGGTGTCCCAGCAGAACGGCTCCGAATGGCCGGTGAAGGTGCCGGAGGTCACCATGCCGTAGATCCGCGCGCCTGAGACAAAAGCGGACTCGACCCTGCCCGAGAAGCTGGCCACTTGGATGCAGGCCGGCCGCAGCACGAACAGACCGCGGGTATGCAGGCTCGGGATCAGGTTCTGCAGGCTCGCGGCCGCACCGCGGCCGACATTAGTGCTGTCGAGCGCGTCGCTGAGGGTGCGCCAGCGAAATGTCAGCGGGGTGGCGTTGCGCAGCGGCATCAACCGCCTCGATCGATGTAGTCGGCAATCAACCGAAGCTCCGCCGCAGTAGCGTCGTTCTTTAATCTATTGGCACGCCAAGAAATCACACGAACATTACTAAGCACGTAACCTAATTCTGGAACAATCCTATCCAATGTCGGAGAACTATCACAACGCGCCCCATTGCCTCGCTGAATAGGTATTCCTAAAACTGGGCAGATTCCCGGGATAGCGAGATCTTTCCAATGAGGAATATCGAACGGCAAACCACACTTTCTTGCACGCATTCGAGCGTCCCTAAACATAAACCATTCGGGATTATCGGCCGTCCACTTTGGTATCCAGACAGCATTCTGCCTTTTCCGAATATAATCTTGCCGCATATACGCCCGCCCCTTCTCGCGCATGACCTCGCGCTGTTGGGGCGGGCGGCTGTCGCGATACCGTTGGGCTGACTCCGCAATTCGTTCAGGATGACGTTGTCTATAAGTAACTTTGCTGACGTGCCTGCGCTCCGCCCTCTCCTCATCAGTATATTTACGCTTCGGTCCTGGTGGCATAAATACAGTCTCCAATACAACTAGAAGCCGAACGTAGCCTTACTCTTCGGGAGGTTGCTCCATCCCGCGCCGAACCTTCGTCTATCCAAACTTACTCTTCTGGCTCTATTGGCCATATCGTCTTTCATCTGTAACAAACTTCGCATTTGAGTTGGCACGCTGTTGGGCTGGCCCTCGCCGAGAAACTGCAGTGCGCGTGAGTCATCGCTCTCGTGCATGAGGCGGCCGGTCACCGCATCAACAAGCGTATCCTGCCACTCAAACCAGGGGACGGCCTCGCTCGTCGTGGGGTTGAGATAATCGGATGGTTTACGATAGTAGCGTACAAAGCACGGGTAAGCGCCCCCAGCTGGTGGCCAGACATATGCGACCGGGTTGGTCGCAAACGTTATTCCCAAATTGTCTCCGGTGGTCAGCACGTCTTCCCCATGCGAGATGTTGACCGTATAACCAGTGGAAGTGGCAGTAAAAGAAGTGACCTGTGCAACGGTTCCTTGTTTAATAAAATCGCTATAAATCCCGCACCCAACAAAGAAGCTATTACCCACAACATTGGTCATCACGCCGCTGCCTCGGGTCAAACTAGCAGTCGTTGTGTGAAGATCTCGGCGTAACGATGTATCAGTCGCCCAAAATATCGGGTAATTCTGAAACCCTGCCTGTTGCCACTGATGATCGAATTCATTGAGATCGATCGGCGTCAGCTGAAACGGGTACCCCGCGACCGGGTAGAACTGGATATCACCGCGTTTGGCGCGCAGATAATCGGCCGGCAGCGTGAACGGCCCCGAGGCCAGGGTTGCCTGCAGGTTGCCAATCGGTGCGGTGGCACCGGTGAAATTAAAGTTAAACGGCGCTTTCAGGACTTCAAAATCATACCTTTGCGCAAACCATTGCAACGCCAAATTGAGGCAAGCACTCTGATCGGCGGTAAACCCCGGAACCTTGGCCCTATTAGCGGCGATCGAGCAGATTTGCGCGGCGGTCAGCGGCATCAGGCACCATCAGGGTCATGCCCATTGGTTAGGTGGCTTGCCTGGGCAATAACCCCGTCCTTCTCCGCCAGCGCCAACCTCTTGGCGATAATATCGTTGGCTATCTGCGATTGCTGCGGCGCGAAATCCTGGTAAGCTTTTTGCTGTTCAGCCTGTTTTACTTTGATGGCCGTATCAAAATTATTCAGCCGGCCTTGCTGACCCCCACTGGGAACAAATTCTCCCCGTTTGCCGCTGGCAACCCATTCTTCCGAATATTCAAGTTGTTTCTTGGTTTTCTTCCGCACGAGTTCGGCGATGGTATTTTCCCGATCAGCCGTCGCCGCCTCGAACTCCCGCTCCAGCTTATCGAGCTTCTGCTGATTTTGCTCAAGGATCGCAGCGTCCACGACACGTTCTTTCATCAACGCCGGTACGCTCGCCATCCTGGCTTGCCGCTGTGCGGCGGCGATCAGCCGATCCAAAACCTCATCCAGGATTGCGCCGCGATCATCCCACCGCAGCGTGGCGGTCAGCTCGACCTGGGTGCCGTCCATGCACCCAACCCCGATCCGCATGCTGAACCCACGCGGCAGCTCCAGCTGTTTTTCCGGTTCGCTCATGAGACGATCGGCTCCCCGCTCACCCCACCGGTACGGCCGTTGACGGTGGTCTGGCGATGCAATAGCGAGCCGTCGCCGAGCGTCTTCTGCAACGCAAACGGATCTTGCTGCTGGGTCGACCGGCGGTAGAACCGCTTGTTTGGATTGCCGGCGCGATCCTCGCTCAACCAACCGTCTGTTTCGATTTTGCAGACGTCGTTATAAACCCGGCGGGTGAACGTATAGGTGTAACCCTGATGGTACTTAACGCCATCGATGGTTATGCCATCCGAAAACGGCGCAACATTGATGGTGTGCATGATCAAATCATCGAGATGGTCCGTCAGTCCGGCCGAGCGGCGCTGACGCTCCAGCTCCTGCTCGGCGAAGCGCGCCTCACGGCCAGCATGCTGCGCCTTCTCGAGCCGCCGCAACTCGGCGTCGACCTTGGCCTTCTGCTCCTGGCGGATACGCGCCACGACCTCGGGCGGCAAGCCATAGCGCTCATTGCCCGGTTCGTCCGCCGCAGCCGGCGGCGGGTTCACACCCCTTCTCGCGTCCCGCTCGGCATCACGGGCTGCCGCGTCGCGGTCAAACCGCGCCAGGCGTTCTTCTGCGGTAGCAGCCATTTAGACAAACGTCCATTGAGAGCCCGGGTAATTCACGCTGGCGCCTGACACCAGAATTGGCCAGCCGGTGTTGTCACGCGCGATCACATCGCCAGGGCGGATCTTAAGAACGCCGCGACTAGGGATGAACAGCCGGCCATCGCGTTTGAGGAAACAGCTCGGATCGTCGACCACCGGAATGATCAGCAGGTATTGCCCAGTCAGCGAGGTTGTGGCGGCCGGATTGATCACCAATGTGCCGGCGCTGTACGACACGACGTAAGCCTGGGAAGGGATGCCGGCACCGATCACCGTGTCGCCCTGAGTAATCGACGCCAACGGCGCACCAGCCACAAAGGTCACGGCGGTGATCGTCGTCGAGCCGGCGGTCGTGCCGGTCGCCACGACACCCGTCGGTCCCGGTGAGTCGGGCACCTGCGGCGCACTCGGCGTACCCCTTTGCGCCGTCCAATTGTCGGAGGCGAGCGAGGTCTCGAGGTTTCCCAGGTCGGTATCGAGCGTCGCGCCGCCGGGGAAGTACTTCAGCGCGACGAGCGAATTGTTGGCATTGCTGCCGAAGGTATGCAGCGCCATCAGGCGTCCTCGGCGATCTTGCCCCAGGTCGCCTTGTCCTCGTCGGACAGGCTCTCCCACGGCGCATTGGCGGCCGGGGCCGCGTGCTTGATGTAGCTCTCATAGAGCTTCTTGCCGGCCGCCTCAGACGCCGCTTGCTGGCGGGCCGACGGTGCGGGCGCCGAATCCGGCTCGTGCGCCGAGGGCATTGATCTCGAGCTGCTCTCAGCCATCACCCACCTCCAGAAGTCCAGGCCTGCAGGATGGGCAGGGCGGTTGCGAGTTGTGCGTCAAGATCACCGGCCATCGACGCGGGACCGCCACCAACTGGCGCGGTGTTGACGCCATGCAAGGCCAGCCGCAGGTTTGCCTGCGTCAGCGGATAGCCGCCCGGCACCAGGATGCCGACCGGGCCGGGACCCACCGGCCAACCGCCGGTCGTCGCCATCGGCGAGAGGCCGGCGATACCACCGAGCAGCGTCCCACCGGTACCGACCACGTTCACCTGCGGACCCGGCTGCGGCCGGAATACACGCTTCTGCGCCCCGGCCTGGGTCATTGCCCCGGCGCCGTCCGGGTACCAAGCGCAAGTAAGCTCGTACTGAAGAAAGTAGGCCATGCGGACTCCTTACCCGAAGGTCGCGCTAAACGCCGAGGCGCACTCAATGCGCGCTACGAAGTTGGAGTTGAGGATCATCGCGCCGATGAATGCTTTCCACGCCGCGGTGCGCAGCTGGTTTACCGGGTCGATCTTCTCGGCGGCGTTCAGATAGCTGTATTCGATGTTTTCGAGCTCGACGACGGCGAAGGCGCCCTGGCCGAAGACGAAGACCGTGTGCACCGTTACGCCGACAGCGGGCGAGGCGGGCGGCACCTGCGGCATGCCGATGCCGGTGAGGTTTACCGTCGTGTTGCTGGGTAACTGCACGGCCTGACCGGCAAGCGGACCCGAGGTCGGACCGCCCGGGATGCCGGTGGCCAGCGCCAGGGCCTGTGGGCTCGTCGTCAGCCCAACATAGACGTTCCAAGTATAGCCAGCCACGTTTGGGGTGGTGATCGGGATGTTCTGGCCCGCGGTTACCGCGGTACCGGCCGAGACCGCGCAGATGTAGGATTCGTACTGATTCTGCGTGTCCGAGCCGGTGACGATAACGAAGTAAGTGCCGGCGGCAAATCCCGATCCGGTTCCGGTTGGGGTTCCGACAGTATATGCAGTGTTAGCAGCACCGAAGAAACTTGGCGTCATATTAGAGCGGCAGAAGCGAATACTACTCCACTCCCCAACTTCATTATTATAAAGTCTATTTATGTCGGAGTAGGACCAAGCATTGACAATCGTCGGGTTCTGCCGCAGGTCCGCGAGGGCGAGACCACGACCTACTGCCACGTAATGCTCATTGGCGCGTGGGTTCGTCGATGCTCTAGATCCGCCCTCGCGGATATCGGTCTTGATTTGCGGCTCGGTCGACGCGTCAAAATAGGGGGCGCCGATGTCATCGAGCGCCGCCTGGGTTCGAATGATCGTGTAGGGATCGAGGACGTCGCCGGCAACGAGGTTGGC